GGCACACGGGACACCCCTCGCTGTCTGTAATAGACAATAGTGCCAAGTTAGGGTGTGGGCTTATCCATGCTCTCATAAGCAAGTAAACATCTTCCAAGACCTTTACGTCTTGTTGGCAGTACTCATCCATAAACTCCAAAGCCTCGTAGTCCTTATCCATACACCTACGCCATAGCCCCTGTTCGGTCTTTAGCTTGCCCTCTATGCCAAAGAAGTTTTTAGCGATATAGTCCAACCTGTTAGAGGTAATAGAAAATCTTTTGCGCACATGGATTAATGTATCTATGACCTGATAGGGAGAGGGTCTGCCAATACCATGTTCCAAGAACCGTGTATTGACCTTCTTAATATCGAACTTCACGCCATTGTGTGCAATTAAAACTTCCGCCTCGTTTATCAGTTCCCATATAGAGCGTGAAATTCTACTGTCGTCTAAGTTATTTAGCTCCTCCTGTGTCATTCTATCAGACATTACCTCATCGGAAAATAACCACTTTGCCGACCAACACAACATACCCAGACCAGCACTTTGCAGTTATCCATGTTTTTCTTGGAGATAAGTTGGTTGATAATACCTTGGTTTTCGCTTACTATTCTCCTAATAATTCTTTCTGCCGAAGAAGTAGAAAATATTAATTTAGGATTGTCTTTTTTTAACTCTTTCAGAATTTCAGAAGAACTTAATCCTTTTGCGGATAATTTTATAATCGCCGAATGATGGGTCTCCCAATTCATTGTTGTCTTTTTAGGTTATGGATGTGATTTCAAATGAAATATACTCCTTCCCCTTGTCAACCTTTTCTTTTGTGGCGCAAAAGGAAAAAACGTCTTTATCGTTGAATTTGTACTTTTTTTGTAGTATGTCTTGTACCAATTTTACAGGATTGTCAACATCAGATAACACGCTACTAAAGCCAAAGGTGTATTCTATGTGGTAAGGGGGTGTCGGCATTTTGTAGTTCTTTGGCAACAAAAGCAATAGCGTTTTCTCATACGCCTTGTACTCCTTTGTCTTTATCCGCCTCCCCTTCCACGCTTTATTAACGCTTAATGGCTTTATATCAATCCTCCTCATCTTCTTCTTCCTCTAAATCATCCGAATTATCAGGGAAGATGGTAAGGTCGTACTCATCTTCGGGGAACTTAATGTACTTAGAGAATAACAAGTGTATTTGCTTTGCCTGTTCTGGGATAATATCCTCGTCCATGCTTGCATCGGCATTGACGGCAAACGCCCTGTTTGCTCCAATCGTTAACCCCGTTTTTACAAGCATATGCAAAATTGCTGATTCGTGTAGTTTCATGTGTTTTTATTTTTATAAACCATCAAATATGTTCTCTTTGGTATAGGTCTTTATTAGGGTGATTTCGGTATCCGTTAGCTGCCCTGTCTGATACCACGCTATAACCTTGCTTATTGCCTTTGTAATATTACCATGGCTTGTATGACCATATCTCCAACCTACATTTTTCAGCGACATATTGTAACCATGATAAGCAATAAATCGCAAAATATGCTTAGTGCGACTATTGCCTTTGCCGTGCTTTTTATAAACATTCTTTAACGGTACTTTGTGCAGGTCTGCAACCATAACATCTACCTCATCAAGCGGAGTATTATTGGTTGGTTGTCTGTGTATAGACAACAAGTACGACAACTCTTTAACCTTGCTTGATAATACCTTGTTCTGTTGTTTTAATCTTTTTAGCTCTTTGTAGTCAAAAGATGCTAATAATGTCTTATACCGTTCTTTCCAATCTACTTCTTTGGGCTTTGCTTTGCCTACGGGGTTTAATACACTCCATGCCATAATAATTTATTTTTTTTTGTTGTTATAATATAAACTTTTACAATACCATTCTGATAAATCCCATTCAAGGGCTACCTGTCGAGGGCTTTTTGTCTGCAACTCCTTCAAAATCGTTATCTTATCTTCTTCCGTGATTTTTTTATGCAACATATCCCCAAATCTACAAACACCTTTTATCCGCTTCTTAAAAAAATCAGGGGTATTTATCTCTTGTATGTCCGCTTCCATGACCGCTTTTTTCATCTGCGACAAATATCTTTGAGAGGTAATCGTTCTACCATTAGGCGATAAGTCCGCATAGTCTTGGTCTTTGCAAGTAACAACGCCATTGTGCAGTATCAGCTTTACATCTCCCATCCACAGTGCATTTTCTATTGTGCCGTCTGTTTTAGCAAACGGTATTGAACGACCCTTTGCCTTTACACACTTTCTAAATGCCTGTTCGTCCATTCTGTCCTTTATAGCAAAAGGTCATCGTCATTGTAAATCTTAGGAGAATTGGCTACCGATATTGTTTCGGCAATCACAACGTCATCATCGCCCCTATCTTCTTCGCCAAAAGTAATATCCCACCTTTGCTTGTACACTACCTTTTGGTTATTGTCATACTCCCAATTCTCGCCAATAAAACCCATCTCAAAAGTGCCGTTTTGCTCTTTCATAAATATAGGTCTGCCGAAGTTATACAAGGGGGGTATCACGCTTTCGTGTGTTTCAGGATTGCGTATCACAAAGAACGTGGTGTAATTGTCCTTTTTGTACTGCCGAAACTCCCCCTCATATACCACAGGGTTTTCCATGCGATTGCCCTTATCATTCCATACCGCTACTTTTACCATCTCTTTTTAGTTTGTTTATGCCGTTAATCAAATCCTCTTTCAGTACCGATGCTTGAACATTAGGGATATAGTTTTCTTCATCCCCAATGTCCTGAATATCGGTTTCGTTTATTACCGCATATGTAGGCATATTTGACACCATTGTGCAAACAGACGTAAGGAGTTCTTCGTGCATTTCTTCTACGATACGCTCTGCGGTGCGTAGCCACACCGTTTTCATTTCAGGGTTCTCCTCCCATGACCTTGCAGCCATGCGCATCTTTTCTGTATATTTACTTACCATAGCCTTGCATTAAAAAGGTAGGTCTCCATCATCCTCAGAACTACTTGATGCGGGGGTGCTATTATTTTTACCACCACTCTTTTCAGTAGCCTCTCCAGACCATATTACCCTTGTATTGCCCAAATATACCTTTTTTTCGCCACTCACACGCTGTTCTTTAGTTTGACCAAGCCAAACACCGCCGTTATTGCCGTATTGGTCTACGCTGTCATTCACCTCTCCCATAAGGTCTAAGTAAATGCCTTTCTCTCCACGATAGAACTGGTCTATTGGGAACTGTATTACTTCTGTGCCTTTTGAGGTCTTTGTAATCTGATGCTTTAACTTTGAAACGTCAGCCTTAATTGATGTTAATCTTACCATTGTTTTTATTATTTGATTTTGTGAAAAATATCTTTAACGCCATCACGATAGTCTTGTATCGCCTGTGTGTACTTAGGCATAAATTCTGTTGCATAACGCACTTTCCATTGCGTGTAATCATCGCCACCTGCGTCTACGTGGTCTAAATCCACACCACACAAAAAGACGTTCCAAAAGCCTGCAATCGAGGAACGGACGCTGTATAGGCTATCGTCAAAACCATACACCCCATCCAGCTGATACAGACCGCCAATTCTGTCAATAAGTGCAGAGGAAAACATTGTGCAAGTACCCATTATGTGTCGGCACTTCTCTACTACTATCCACCGCTGACCCTTTTCTTGCGGTATCATGTGTAATTTACTTTGCGCCCAATCTGTTCTGTGTGGGCTTTCATCTAAATCCCTGCGCTTTAATCCAATAATGCCTATCTTGGGTTCTCTTGCAATAGCCTCTTCCATTAAGTCTACCCACCCATCACTGTGAACAACAACATCGTTATCCATTTTTATAGCGTTTTCCCCAACATTGCGGAGAGCCAAGCCTTGATTAATGGCTTTGGCAGTCCCCACGTTTTGTTGGTTGGTTATCAGGGTGAACCCCATGCGTGTCTGCATATGAGATAGCAGTTGCTTTGTAGCCTTGCAGCTATCGTTGTCTATTACTACAAGCCTGTGCTTGTTGAAATCTACCCTTTTTTGCAAACTTTCTAATGTCTGCCGAGTGTAATCTGTTCTTCTGTTTTCGACTGTATCATAAACAGCCATGTTTATTAACGCCATGTGTTACAAAGATAACATTGTTTTTAGAATATTTAAACGCTTGTGATAATTTGTTTTTGCCCTTTCCTGTGCTTTTTTCTGTTGGGTTACTACCTCATCCGACATTGCGGCATATCCATCCCTCCATGTGTTGTACGCCTGATTAAGCGCAAGGTGCAATCCACCTTTTTTGTAGGCATAGGTATCGGAGTTATTCCATTCAGGAGTTATGCTTAACATTCCATTTACTAACCCCTCCAATACAGCGCAATCGCTTTTGCTTTTGTTAAACAGGCTTTCGTTCAATGGAACGTACAAGACATCGCCAATTTGTTTTCCTTGTAAAAATTCAAAGTAGGTAGATGTGTCCATGCCTTTTATCTTCCTAATACCACAATGCCTGTTGACCTCTCTTATGCAGATAGGTGAAACATCCCCAATAAATACAAACTCTATGTCTTTTTTACCATTAAGAAATTTCAACAGTTCGGGCATATTGTCAAAGAAGTCTAAGTCGTGGGTATTGCTACCACGCCATACTATGCGAAACTTATCGGTACGCATAGGTTTATTGTAGGTAACGTCTAAGGGAATGTAGTTCTGTATTACCTCACCATTAGCGTTGTAGCTATCCATTAGAGGCTCTGTGCTTGTCGTTATCATGTCGGCTAACTGTACTAACTCTACAATAGAGTTCGTCTTGTATGCGTCATGTGTGGGGTTGTCGGTGGGTATATTGAGTATATCATCATCCCAGTCCATCCATATTTTTGTGTACCGCTTTGCAAGTTGACAGTATCGCACATGGCTTTTATCGTGGGGGCGGTGCATGAAGATAAGGTCGTAACCTGTAAAGTCGCTCCATGACCCTTTATTGGAATTTTCAAAAACAATAGGCAAGTTTTCTTTTCTTGCTATTTGGTTAAACACTCCCCACGCACGGTAAAAAGAAGTACCATCGGTAGGGTGTGGTGTCCATAAGTTTACTTTCTTCATATTCCTAATCTAATTTACTTATACGTTGTGTGAAAACCCAACATCCACGACCCATAAAAAGCAATAAACACAAAGATTAATTCTATTACTGTAAAATCAAAGCAAGGCAAAAACACCGCACAGGCAATAAGAATAAACCTGCTGATAGTGCTGAACAAATGATAGGCATCAGTAGTCCATGCAAGAATAGTAGTGCTACCCCAAAATGCAGGCTCAGTTGTTGAACCCGCCTTATACTTGTTCTTCCACGATATTTCAGGATTCCAAAACAAGGGGTTAAGGTTGTACTTTTCATACTCTTTGTAGTGAAAGAGCAATCCTTGTGTGATGCCGTAAGAAGCACCTGAAATAAAGAATAAAAGCAATGTTACAATTTCTGTCATAGTTGTTAGTTTGTTACAAAATTAATAATTGATACTCAAAATACAAAATCATTCCGAGTAATATTTACATATCCTATGCAACCCCTTGGGGGTAGCAATAGGTATCAAGTTCTTTCGTTTAAGCCATGAAAAAACAGAACCAGTAGATGTGTACTGCTCGGAGGTAACTTCTTCTATATCGGCAGAAATAACACCCCAACGCCATATCTTCTTACCCCTTACCGTTTCTGATACCATTTCAACCACAGGCTTAACCAATAAATCCTCATCCCCGACAAGGCTTTTTATCCACCCTAATCGGTACGTATTGCTACTTACCCGATAGTGCTGTAAATCGCCTACTCTTTTTCTACTGTTGTACGTTGTTTTCTTAGCATCCTCTATGGCTTTACGGATGCCGTCAGGCATAGGAACGTCCTGACCCAATGCTTTGTACTTAAATATGTATTTGTGTAGCCTGAACTCGCAAATGTCTTTTATGGCAATAGGTTCAAACTTTTCAGCACTTAAACGTATTCCTTCCCAAAAGGAACGAATATAACCTTTTACTAATTTTTCGTCTAAATTTTCTTCCCTTGCTATTTGGGAAATAATATCTCTTTCTAACATTTTTGTTTCTTAGCACTTAGGTATCGTCCCTTGAATTGTTTTGTAAATCTGTCGGGGTCTGTATTGTAAGACCCAATTCTTGTAAAACAAAACGCACCACTTCATCTTCTGTGGTAGTAAGCATAGGATAGTCTACTGTATAGCCCTCTACATCAAAGTCGGGGTTTATCCTATCGTCTACCTCCGATGGGTCAGCAAAAACACCACGAATATCTATTACCTCAATATCCTCTAATTGGTCGGAGGGGGCAACATAAATATCGCCTCCACGCAAATACCAAAAGTTGAACATAGCACCAATCTTTGTCTTTTTCTTTACCGCTATATCCGTTGGCTCGGCATACATAAACGGTAACGCCCTATCAATTATACCCACATAGGTTATTGCTCTGTGTTTAGGCAAAGACAGGAACGTAGGAACACTACACACCTTTTTTACCTTACACCCCCATACGTACAATGGGTTTTCGGCTTTATCCACCTCGCATAGCTTACGAGCACCGTAGTCTTGTTCCACGTATTTCAGTAACGTGCTTTCTTTACCAAAGTCGGTTGAATACTTTATGTTGGTATTTCGGTATGTGTTAAGCAGGGAATAAAGATAACGAAGTGTCATTCTCGCATCATCTGATGCTACGCCACCACGTTGTACCGCCCTTCTAAGCCTTACACACCATTCATGTGCTGTCATACAAGATATTTTTGCGAATATACGCAATCTTTTGGAATAATAGCCATTATATCGGTTTCCCTCATTAACAGCATCTCTTTTTCGTCTATTTCGTGTTTCAGTCCTACGCCACGCTCGAATACAACCATATCCCCAACCTTCACATCTCTTGCCTTATCGGCTTTGTAGGTTATTGTCCCGACCACAGGAGCGACAGAGGTAGTCCCTAAATCCGCCATTATAAGCCCATAATTAAACTTCTTAACATCTTCTGGTTCTACAAATATTAGGTTTCTTAGTAACTTCATGTTTAAATATTTTACGATTTGCGAATTGCGAATTGCGAATTTAGCACAAAATTTTGAACTAATCGCTTTCTGTTTAAATAATTTGCACCAAATATAGTAAATAGTTGGGACAAAATTTGTTATATCTTATTGGTTTTTGGTTGTTTGTGGTTGGTGCAATTTTTTGAACTACGTTTAGCAACAAGTTGTAAAACATTAAAACGATTTTACAACAATGTATAACAGTAACACTAACTGTCAAGTTTTTTTATCAACTTCTTCAAAGCGGTGTATTCGCCCCAAGTTAATTGAAACCTTGTGCTTAACTTACCTACTATTTCAACATCAAACCCCTCACCATTTTTCCATTCGGTAACTTCTATAAAGTCTTGTTCATTTGCTGTGTGGTCGTATTTCTTCAAGCAAATAAATACCGCTTTTCTTGTGTACTTATTCATATTTTTCTTAATACAATCTCAGCCGCTTGTATATAACTGTTATTTTTCAAGTCGCCTAAAAAACATTACAATGTTCATTTCCCTTCGTTGCCCTTTGGCTTTTGGTTGTTTTTATCGGTTATCAATAGTTTAGTGTTCATTAGTGAGAACCGTGTTTTATACGACTGTTGTGGTGCATTTAATACGTTTTGCATCGAAAATATTCGAAGTCGATATGTTCTTCCATAAACAAAGCCTTTGCGTGTTTATTATTGTAAGCCTCATACCATTTTGCCCAGTACCCACCATTTTGGATATATTCGACTTTTATAGCCTTGGTTTCATTTTTAGGCTTTATTTCGTTTTTTTCGTTAATTGTACAATGAATAATCATATTTTGGTTTTTTTAATGTTGGTTATTTCATACATTAAGTGCCTTTTTTACCGTTAACGTTGATTTTTTCATACAAGGCACTAATCATATACTTACCAGTTATTTTCTCAATACAACCCTAACTGCTTGTTAATCTTGTCCGACAAGGTAGTGAATAGGATTTTGTATTGCCACTTAATAGTTCATACGCCAGTTACCTTCTTTTAGGCTTTACTCTTGCGTTCCACTTAGGCTCATCCAAAGCACAGCTTTCTTCCCATGACCGTATCTTGGTAGCCAAAGGGCAAAGGCATATCTCACAATGCTTACCCGATATTTGTGGGTTACGCCTGTCTTTGATTATATCCGTGAATGACATTCTTTTGTGTACGCAGTTGCCACAGATAGTAGCACGTTCTGCTGCCATTTTCTCGGTTTCCTTATTTGGGAACACATAGTTCCACCAGCCGTTAATAATACTTAGTATTTTTTTCATTTATGGTTTATTTGATGTAAATATTTTTTTTAGGTATGCCAATAGCACTCAACCACTTTGGGACGTCAAACGAAGGGCAAGCCTTTTTTGCAAATTGATTATGACCCGCTACCTTGATATTGGGATGCCGTGCAATGGTTTCCTTGACGTATTTTATCATTGCCAATTCCTGCAACCATGTGCGTGTATCTCTCGCCTTTTTCACGTCATTAGCGTCTACTCCGCCAACGTAGACAACGTGCCTGCTGATGCTGTTTATTCCGCTTGCTCCGTTGGTTATTTCCCAAACATCAACAATATCATCGTCATTGTAAGGCACTAAATTTTCAACTCTTCCGTCCAAGTGTATCATATCGGCATATCCTACCTGTTTCCAACCTCTACCTTTCGGTGGTGGTGATGTATGCCAGCGCCTTATTTCGTCTGATGTTACATCCCTACCTTCAGGGGTAGCGGTACAATGTATGACTAAGTAGGTTAGTGGTTTGCTCATGCGTAGTTAGCGTTGTATTTGTCTAAAATAGAACCTAAAGATATATGATTTTCAGGGAATAGTTCCTTTACTTGGTTTTTACGCTTATATTCTCCACCCTCTGCTTCGTAGAAATTAAGTGTCATATTCTCACCGTTTCTGTTAAACCACAGTTCTATCATGCTGTCGTCTGTTGTTCTGCGGAACTTTACATTGGTACACTGACACGCTACATACGGATATCCGTATAGTTCGGGGTTAAAGTTGAAAGTGTACTCTACACCGTTTCTTTCATAAGTAAATTGTTCCATGTTTTTGTTTGTTGTTTTGCTATTAAAAATTCTTAAACGCTTCTAAATAAGGGTCTACGCCGTCAAAAACATATCTTCTTTTGCTTCTGTAATATTCAAAATGAACAGTACCCTTTTTCCCGACTATTTTTTGTCTTTTTATCTTCTTTGTGTGTAATTCGCAAGCTGTTGACATAGGGTCTGTTTGATGGTTAGGTCTGTGATAAATTAAAATATTGTACATCTTGTTATTCCACATAGCACCACCCGCCATGTCATAAACATCGGGGCATGGGTAATTACCTGTGCTGTCTTTATATGCTTTTGTAGGGTGCGCAACAATCCAAAAATAAACATTGTTAGATACCGCAAATCTATCAAAATCTCCCAATATACCCTCTAAATATTGGTCGGAACGACCACCAAATGTTGCATAATCGTTTGTCATCTGGTTGAAAGGGTCAATAATACAGCCGTCTATACCCTCTTTTATTATCAATTCCAAGAACCGTTCTTTTACATATGCAGGGGTCGGACTTAATGACTCAGGGTAGATATAAAAAAACCTACTTGAAACAAAGTCATAAGCCATTTCATACACTTTCTGTGATGGTCTATTCGGGTTATTAGGTGTGCAATCACAACTTAAGTATATCTCTGTAAGGTCGTGATAAAACTCTTGTGCAGGGTTATCTTCGGGAGCAAATATGGCAAACTTAGAACCGTGCTTTATGCTGTGTAGCAATTTGTACCATTTCATGTAATTCGATTTCCCGTAGTTACCATAGCCTGAAAGCAACGTAACCTCACCTCGCTTCATTTTGAAGTGACTATCAAGTTCCTCCAACCCAACACCATGCACAAAACCATACCCTTCGTTGTAGATTTTTATAGCATCACCCTTCACGTCAAGACCGTAAACAACATCTCTTGGTCTTACATTTTCATCGTAAATAGAAGCATCAACCTCTACCTCTTTTCGTGTAATCTTATCAATCAGCGTCTCCCTTTCAAATACCGCTGTGCCAAGTTGATTGAATTTGTAGGCAGACTTTATGGTTCGTGTGGTTTCTCCTTTTGTAAAATCCGTACCCCTAACATCAAACCGATTTAGAAATAAACCCTCTGTTACATCCTGTGGAATACCAAAGCGACAGCAAGCCGATGCTAACTTGTACAGAAATAGGTTTCTTTCGCCCTCTACGAAACTATCTCCCTTGTTGGCTAACCAAGTAAGCAAATTGGTAAAAATGCTCTCATACTCGCTTAAAACGTCAAATTGCTCAATCTTCTCAAATTTGGTTGTTTTGGTGTAAACAACAGCCTTTGGGTTTATGTAAATATCGGGGTCGCAACTTTCAAAGCATATACGGCTTTCGTTAATCCCTGATTTGTCTATTTCGGGCATTTCTTCTTGCAGTGCTTCAAAGTGCGCTCGGTGCATCTTTGGCTGTGCAATTCTGACAAGTGCCTTTAGACCGTTACCCGATGGTGATACCCAACAAGAGTAGATGAAGTCTTTGGAAATTAGTTCTGTTTGGTAGTCCCTAAGCTCATCACCTGTGCCGATATTGTCAAAGTCTAATACCAAAAATCCGCTGTGTTCGACAATGCTTGCATCTGTTCTTTCGGCGGGAAACTTACCCGACCACAGGACTATCGGTAAACCCTGCTTTAGCAATTCACGCTTTTTTTTGTCTATGGCATTGCGTATGGCGTTTGTCTTTTCGGACTGCTTACAATCTTTTATCCTTTTCAGAGCCTTTTCTACGGTTATGTATTTCGGCTCTTTGGAATACATACTCTCAAATATCGTTACTGTCGGCATAATATTATTTTTCAAACCCAATCATCTCTTTCAGGTATGTACTGTTTACTAACATTTGCTTGTTCAACTTTCTTTGTGGGTTCGATAACTTCATCTTCCCACCGCTTTTGGTTTATGTACGTGCTTGGGTGTGCTATAAATTGCATCTCCTTACCCTTGCAAAAATCGTCAATCTTCTCTAAGGCTACAAATTTTTCTTCATCTTTTAATTTGTTCCACGCTTTTTCAGCAACCACCTTTTGCGTCTTGCGAGGATAGGCTTGCCAAAATTCCGAAAAATCGGGCGGGGCGGAATCTATATTGGCTACTAACACCATTTCAGAGGTTGATGCTGTATCCCCAATGTTGTCATGTTGTGCTAATTTGTCATTTTCAGAATTTTCGGACAATATATTATTCTTTATTTCTTTACTTCTTATATTCTTTACTTCTTTAGATGTGGTTAGTTGTTGGTTAGTTGTTGGTTGATAGGGTGTTAGATTGATGGTTGATTTGCTGGTTATTTCATCGTCTACATCTTGATAAAAGTCATAGTTTACAATGGTTGCGATAGAAAATTTGTTGGTTACCTTGATGGTTATTTCGTTGGTTGATTTTAGATGATTTATTGCTGTGCGAACAGACTGTTCAGTAATAGTAAGGGTTTTAGCCAATTTTTGTCTACCAATTACTACACTTCCACGAGGTATTAAATACCCTTTGTATCGGCTATCTTCATAGTTCGCAGTTAATAGCAAGTGCATAAAAACTCTAAAGGTATTTCCGTCAGAGTACCACTCCCATTTAATCATTCTTCTGTGAAGTTTAATCCATCCTGTGTCCATGCTTTGATTTTATTGGTTTTGTATTTTACCAAAATTAATTTTGTGTTTCCATTCAAACTCAATACCGTTTGATGTTTTTGCAGAGATAATATAACCACTATCTTGCAACTCTTTGAAAACCCTATCAATCGTTCCACGCCTTTGACCAAATTCGGTGTAAAGGTTTTTCTTCAAAATCTTGTAATCTTCGCCAAAACTCAAAAGACAGAACAAAAGACCTTTTGCCTCTAAAGACAAAGACTTGTCATTAACTACGCTATTCATTATTTCCATTTTTGTTATTTTGTGTTATATGCCTTATCAGTTACTTTTATGTAACCATTTTCACCAATCCTTTCTATGTAGCCAAACGCTTCCAAAGAATTAAGTATGTTGAATATACTCTTTTGTGAAAGGTCAAGCCTTTCCGCAAAAACTCTTTTTGGGATTGTTGAATATTCTCCTTGCCATTGGTCTTGAATTATTGAATTGTGTATTTCTACCAATACAGCCATTTGGTTTAGCGACAAGCCTAACGCCTTTCGTTGCTTGTGCAGGTCGAGGTCAAGTGTACTCATTTTATTGTTTGTTTGTGAAGTATTTACACAAAGGTAAGCAAATATTATTATTCAACCTAATAAACAGTTTGTTTTGTATAACTTTTTTTATTTTTGAAGTCTTTGGCAAAGTTAAAGGAATTTTATGGCAGATATTAAAAGACCATTGTTGTTTGAAACAACGGAAGATGGATTGGTAGATGATGAAAGAACGGCATGGTATCCACAGTTTAAAAAGCTATCACAGGTGGAAATGACCTATGTGGCGTGGATAACAGACTACAACTCCCCCCTATACTCTCAACCCATAGACAGGCGTAAGGACTTAGCAAAGACAATGCTAAAGACAAAGACAGGGGAAGGTATTGTTGCAAAATCGGATATAGACTTGGCTGTTATGCTGTACAACGAAATACAGTATGACCACTTGGTAGAACAGCTTAACTCACAGCGTAACATTTTGGACGTATTCACTCGTGAACTGAATATCATTCACTCAATGGGTGATGACAAAAAAGACGTAGAGCGTATTATCAAGGCTACCGAAATGCAACAGAGGGCGGAAAAAGAGATAGACAGGTTGCAGGATAAGGTGCTGAAACGCATAACACAAGAAAGCAAAAATAGGGGCAACAAGGTAGAAAACCACTACTACACATGGTTACAGAGAGCAAAGAATGAAGCACGTTCATAAGGCATATCAACCTGTAATCTACAACGGCATACCTAATTTTCAGCGGTCAGACGACCCTGCAAGCGAGTATTGGCAATGGTGGGATGAGCAGTACAATCGGTGTTTGTATGGATATAAACCCGATGGGTATGAGCGTATTGCAGGGAGATACTACTTTTACCTAAACTTCTGCAAGATAAAAATGTCCGATGGGGTAAGGGAGGAAATTTCACACCCCTACTACCGTGACTTAGACCACGAGCTATCTGAAATATTTGAACAAGCAAAGAGGGAACACAAGGGTATTATACTCCCAAAAGCTCGTGAAAAGGGTATTACATACGACTGTTTGGGTCAGGCAATATTGCATGAGGTAGTATTTTATGAGGGTTCGGAAGTGGGTGTTGGAACTGCTATTCCTAAGTACATGGAAAAGGACAAATTAGTTCTTAACGAAATGTACAACCGTTTGCCATTGGAATTAATGGGTGGCACAATACGGAAAAACGAGGACTATTGGAAGTTTGGTATTTCATCACAGGAGGTGTTGCCATCAGGGGAGCGGATGCCTGAAAAGGAAAGTGGCATACGCTCGGTAATACACTTTAGACCCAACTTCAACAAAATCATAGACGGCTTTAACTCCTTGCGTTTGTCGTGGGCGTTCTACGATGAGTGCGGTCTTATCAATAAACTTCTCACCATCCACAACAAAAACTTGGCGACCTTCATGCGTGGGGATACGCAGTTTGGAACAATGATATACGGTGGTACGGCAAAATCGTTTGACAGCAAGGATAACGATTACGAGAAGATGTACGACATGGCAGACGACCTAAACTTAATCAAGTTTGAAGTCTACGCTCGAAAAGCATTACATGGATTTATAGACTACAATACAGGCAAGAGTGATGAACAGGGTGCGCAGAAGTGGATAGACGAAAAGATGTACAAGCCTGTTGAGAATGATAAATTGGCATTAGCCCAACGTCAGCAGGAATATCCATCAGAACCCGAACACTTTTGGATGCGCAAGAGTGGTGGTATATTACCGTTAGGAATAATAAACGACCAAATAAAAACCATTAAAGCCGATAAGCGGTTCAATGCCCGAACAAAGGAGCACGGACTGTTAGAGCGTGGCGACCTAAAGTGGATGCGCAACTTTGGCGGTGAAGTAGAGTGGCATCCCAACCCTAAAGGGGCGATGCTTATTTACCAACACCCCAAGCACTTAGAAAGCAATGTAAAGTACAGCAATTTGTACGTTGGAGGCGTTGACCCATACAACAAAGTAGAAACGGTAGAAACAGATAGTATGGGTGCTTGTATTATCTACAAGCGGTTTATAGGCATATCGGAAGAGTGTGAAATGCCTGTTTTGGAATACGTAGACCGACCCACAGCAACGGTGTTTGAGGTGGGTAAGAAGTTTCAAGACAAGGATGTGTTCTACAATAACTTGTACAAGATAGCAAGGTATTACGACTGTAAACTATTGGTGGAAGATACCGACACGCAGCTATTTGCTAAGTTTAAAGAGTGGTCAGCGGACTATAAAGTATTAGCCCCTATTCCCACAAACGAGGTAAGCGCAAGGACAAACCAGAAGAACAGGTACGGTATTTCACCAACGGAAGGGGTAAAAGTGAATTTATCTAATCATCTCGACACATATTTGAAGGCACATCCCGAAAGTATATTATTTTTGCGGTTGCTGCAAGACTTGCGGAAGTGGGGTGCAGCGAACACGGATATAGCGATAGCCTTTGGTTATTGCCTTTTGTATGATAGCGACCTAAATGCAAAAAGAAGGGTTGCTAAGGAAGATAAGCATGGTGACGAAATACAAAGACCATTTGGAGCGCAATATGTTAGGCGTAACGGCAAATTGGTTTGTGTTTCCGATGACCATTTCTTTTACGGTAAACAGAGTCAAACAACAGTCAAAGACAGATAATGGCAAATTCACTAAACATCACGAAACCGAAGCAGAACATTCCTGAAAGCCAAAAGAACGAAGAGTGGTACAGGAAAAACATCTACTACGGACTATCGCTATACCAAAGCCCATCGGCAATAGCACAGAGGGATTTAATGAATAGAAACTGGCGTGTGTATCAAGGCGATATAGGCGAGGATGAGTTTAACTACCTAATGTACCCCGAAGGGAACGCAGACCCTACCCTAACGGTACAAGCAATCTTTAGGAACTACCAATTAGCATTTCCGCTGATACAGCAAAGGATAGGCGAGTATGTTTCCCAAAAGATAAATGTCAGCGTAGAGATAATAAATAGAGAAGCGGTATTAGCAAAACAAGAAAGGAAGGCGGCTATCATGGCAGAGAAAATTGCTAAGAAAGCCATTGTGGATATAGAGGAGCAATTAGGCATACAGATACCTGTTGAGGAGCGGTCATTGGGACTACCTGATGACTTAAAGAAATTGGAGCAGATGAAGATACGTGAAGCTGCGGAAGATTTTATGCTCAATGGTATTAACTACCTAATGACCAATTACGATTTTAAGGAGTTTGTGAAAAAGGGATTAGAGAGTTACCTGATTACAGGTGGATTTTTGGGTATTAATAGGCGAGTAAACAACGACCCTGTACCTGAAAGGGTAATGCCACAGGATGCTTTTGTAATGATGAAAAGCGATGACGATGATGTGAGGTGGGGGGACGGTTGGCTTACAATGCGTTGGTTATCTATTCCTTCGGTATTAGACAGCTATCAGTTGACCGACAAGCAAGTCGATGAATTAGAGAAGCTACAAAACATGACGGCTTCGGAGTTTAATTCGTTGTATGTACAGAACTCAAACTGGTATGATGGCTTTGGTATAGACTATTTCTACCGTAATATCGGTCAAGAAGATGCTAAGGTATTGGTAGTGGAAATGGAGTGGCGTAGTTTGAGCCATATGTACATCAAGAAAAGCAAAAACAAGTTTGACGATAACTCTTACTTCTACAAAAAGATTACAGAAGAAGATTATGTAGAGTTAAGCAAAAAGAAAAAAGACGAATTAGAGAAAGTGCCGTTTTATGATTTGCGTGAAGCGACAATGGTGGGGCATCAAATGTTATTGAAGCACGGCAGGGTAAAAGACCAATTCAGGAGTGAGAGGTACGGCTATGGTAGAGTGCCTTTACAGTTGTATGGTGTACAGAAAAACCCGATGTTAGCACTAATGACCATCCTTGCTCCTTTGCAGATAGAGTACAGTATTGGGTGGTTTCATATAGAGAGGTTATTGGCACAAGCTGGTGGCAAAGCTATTGAACTATGGATGCACAACAAACCTTCGGGATGGTCGAATGAAAAGTGGCTATTTCATGCAAAACACAAAGGTTTAATTGTTCGGGAATGGACAGAGGATAAGGGTATGTTGAGTGATGAGCGTGGTATGCAACAGGCTATTGACTTGGGGCTATCGAGTTCGTTACAGTACCTAATTCAGTACGTTGGACTTATAGAGCAAACGGCATATCGGTTGGTGGGTACAAACCCTGCGGCACAAGGCTTTTTGCGTGGCGATGAGTTGGTGGGTAACGTACAAGCCAACTTGGTACAGAGTGCAACAAGTGCAGCCCCTATCTACTATGACATTAAAAGGGCGGTAGAGATGTCTTTGAACGATGCCGCTGATAAGATGAAAACATGGTGGAAAGAGGGGGATGTAAAAGTATGGTTAAGCGACAAAGAGATAATTCCCATGAAAGTAACTTCTGATATGGCAAACTACGAGTACGGCATATTTGTGAAGAACGATGCGAGTGATGAAAAAGCTATTCAGCGATTGGAAACACTTTCACAGTTGGCGTTACAGAGTGGTGGTGCGGAATTTATAGACGTGCTAATGGAAATGGAAGAAGGTCAAAACGCCTCGGAAAAACGTGCTATTGTGAAAAAGGGTATGAGTGAAATTCGCAAGCAACAGCAACAAATGCAACAAGAGCAGATGGCTACACAACAAGCTATGGCACAAGCGAAACAGCAAGAGGTGGCATTGAAAGGCGAAGAAGTTAGGATTAAGGGAGAAACCCCGATAGCGGTGGCACAGATAAACAAAGAGGCTAAGGAAAATGTAAAGCGCATGGAGATAGAGCATGACGAAAATGTAGAAGAAATCGGTGCGGCACAGCAAGAGAGGCAAATTGCTTTAAAAAATGAAATGAAAAAAAGTGACATACCCAAACGCTAATAGGGCTGTTTTTATTTGAAGTGGTATAAATTTGTGCATTAACGATTATAAATTATGGCAGAAAATATTGAAAAGACTGCATTAGAGCAGGCAGAAGAAGTAAAGGCTGAAACAACTGAAACAACTGAAACGGCTGTTGAGGCGAAAAGTGAAACACCAAAGGCGGAGAACGCAGAGGTGGCATCAGATGAGGATGACGATGATGATATTACGGTATCTGATTGGATGAATTTCGGTGATGAAGAAGATGAGGATGGCGATAAGAAGGAAGAGGCAAAGTCAGAAGAGACTGTAAAGGAAAACGATGATGAGCCGAGTGAAGATGAATGGTGGGCTGTTGGTGCTAAAAAGCTAGGCATTAAAGCCACGAGTGAAGAGGAGTTCTTAGAAGCTGCGAAACCGAAGGAAGTTTTTGTAGATGCGACAGATAAGGTAGTTGCAAACTTAAAGACATATTTAAGTTATAGCGATGAAAACCTTTTGAAAGCGGAATACGAGGCTTTAGGTTGGAGTAAAGAAGATATTGACAAGACTATAAGTGCGTTGGAAAAGAATGGCAATTTAGAGATTGAAGCCATTAAGGTTCGTAATAGCATAAAGGGTTCTATAAAGGAACGGACTATTGCGATGGAGAACGAGAGAAAACAAGCACGAGATAAGGAGTTGAGCTTCGTATCTACTGTGAATAACAATGTATCGAAGGCTATTGGAGAAACTGAAAAGGTTTTTGGTTTCAAGGTAGCAAAAGATACGGATGGTGTTACCCGATGGAAAACAGAGATGACAAAGTACATCACAACTGGTTCTTTCCAAAAGGATATAAACACTATCACCGAAGAAGCCTTTAAGGGAAATCCTGAAAGGATGATTGAGTTAGCGCAGTTTATACGTAGTAAGGACGGTATCATAAAAGGGCTTGTTCAGAAAGGTAAGGGCGAGAAGGCGGAGGAGCTTTTGAAGGGCTTGCGAAATTCATCTGATGGTGTGCGGGCGGCATCGGAAGGAAACGGCAAGAAGGGTTCTGTTGTTGGATGGTTCTAACCTACAAAATTGATAACGAAAAAACGAAAAAAAGAAAACCATGTATAACTTACAATACAGTGAGGCAACATACGATTCTTCTGTCTGTTTGACGGAGAACAACCTGATTGCCAACCTAAACAAAAAGCCACAGGTTATTGATACCTTGCATTTTGCACAAAAGGGGTATACAATGAACTTTATGACTTCCGCATTTGGAAGCGATGGCACAGGACGTTTACGTCTTGCCAATGACAACGTATCTTGGGCGGTACAACAAAGACCATTTGCTCCTATTGTCTTCAGGGGTTATGTAAGTGGTTCTACTGCATCCGATGGTACTTTGATTGCTCTGACTCAAAATGCCCCTGCATTGGGTGACTCTTTGAAAACACAGGGCGGCTATGTAGTTCAGGTAGTATCTGTACCTACAAAGGTTACAGGCGGTTACAGCGTGAAACTGAAAAGCGTTGTTACAGTACCTACCTCTGAATTTGCGGTAAACAAAAAGGCGGGTCATATTGGAACTAAATTCCCTAATGGCTCTAAGCAAGGCTATGGTCGTGTAGCTGGTCTTGACTGGTATCACAACTGGTTCACCATTGCACGTAAGTCTTTGGATGTTGACAACTCTCTGCTTACTACTGTTACATGGGTAACTAACCCTACTGATGGTTCTAAGTATTGGTTTTTCAACTATCAGAAACAACTTTTGGAACAGCACCAATGGGAGTTGGAGCAACAAAGGTGGTTTGGTCAAAAGACTACTACTGACAATGGTTCAACTTGGATGACTGATGACGAGGGCAACCCCATCGTTTCAGGTGCTGGTTACATTGAGCAGACTGCGGGTGCTAACTCTGACACTTACGTTCCTTACAACAGCAACTTGGTGGAAAAAATCAAGGACAGGATTGTATCGCTGATTGAGTTCGGTGGTGCTGCTACCTACGCCAAGATTACTGCACACACAGGTGACGGTTACGGAGCAAGAGCATTTGATGCTGCCATGCGTGATGACTTCAAGGAAGGCTACAAAACCTTATTCTACAACGCTGTTGCGGGTAAGGAGATTGAGGTTGGTGAGCAATTCAAATCTTATTCTTTCATGGGTAAAGATGTTGTTCTCATGCCGAATATGCTGTTCATTGACCCACGCATCCACGTAGGTACACAAATTGAGGGTAAAGATAGTTCTGCATACGATATGTACTTCTTCCCTGTATACGCTGCGGGTCAGGGTCAGAACATTGCTTCTGCTTACCGAGTTGACGCACAAGGTCGTGGTGACAGACGCTTCATTGCGAAATACGAAGCGGGTATGATTTCACCTGAAAGCGGTGCGCCAATGTGGGCTGCGAGCGGTTATGACGGACACAAAGAACACTATTTGAGTGAGCATATGCTTGCGGTGTTCAATCCCGAAGAAACTGCATCGCTGAAAGCTGTTGCGGCATCCTAAAAGGATTATATAATGGTGGGGGTAGATATACCCTCACCACTTTTTTATTTTAAGAAAATATAATAGACAAAAATGGCGAGTAACAAAGCAAAGACACAGGTGGTAGAAGATGAGATTACCTATGGTGTTATTAGGAGAAACAAGGAGTTTGTGAGGCATAACGCTCCTATTAAGTTTTCGGAGTATCGTGATAGGGATGGCAGGTACAAACAGATTAAGTTTGACAAGAGCGACAAGATTAATTACAATACGTATGGGGAAATGACGTGGGGGGTAACGATATCGGAAGAGCCGATTTACTTTAACCTGAAAGACCCTATTGACAATTTGAAATTTCGGTTTGCGAAGGAGATGCGTGATAAGGACTTGCATCCGTTCCAAGCGAGCGCACCGTTACTTGTTATTGACGAGCCTGAAATGGACGATGCGTCTGCGGTAGACCGCTTTGAGTTGGAATTAAAGGCTAAGAATATTATTGCCAATAAATTAAGTAATCCAAAGGACAGGCGTGAATTTGCGTACTATTTTGGGTTGCACGAGGGCAACGATAACAGGGTTATGAAGAACCTTATAGAGAAGGCTAATGATGACCCACGAGGATTTATTGAGGCTTATGAGGATGATTACAAGCACATAGTTATTTTGGTGCGCAAGGCGGTAGACTTAGGGATAGTAAGCCGCAAGGGTGAAATTGGAATTTTCTACTTCAACGAGCATCAGTTGGGGGTATCGTTTGACGACATTGTGTCGGAACTTGTCAAAGACGAGGCGTTACTAACCTTATTGAACTCGGAGGTAGCTAAGAGGTAAATAATTAGCGTTATATGACGTATGCAGAAATGGGCGAACAGTTAGACCTTGAACTCGATGAGAGTGGTGGGTTATGGTTCAATGATGACGAAAAGTCGGATTGGCTAAACAAGGCTGTTGACAAATTTGTGCAGAACGTATATATGATGTTTGAGGTTGATGAGGATGCGAGGGAGAAGTTACGGTTGCTTGTAAAGACAAGTGCTTTGCAATCGGGTTCTACTTTTAACTTAGCTTTGTTGACTGATTTATTTTACCTTTTGAGTTTGACAGGAAGTTTTACTGTTAGTTCGGGTGGTTCGAGCCATGTTATTACACGGAGAATTGCCCCCCAACAGTTAGATGACCTTGACGACCAAGACCCTTTTAGTAGGGGAACAAATGCCGACCCTCGATATGAGGAGGTTGGTGATGTCTTGGAGATAAAGAGTGTTACGCCACCCGTAAATGTGTATGCTCGATATTTGAAAAGACCGAAGGTTGTGGATATTGTTGGTAGTCCTACTGATGTTTTGGACATACCCATACAGTTCCATAACGAAATTGTGGATATTGCCCGTGACATGGCATTGGAGAACATGAACTCTCCGAGATATGTAACGGCAAAGAACGAAACAAGAGAAAACTAATTTTGAAAAAACAAAAAAAAGATAAATAATGGCACATCAAACCATTCCTGAAAGTCTGCCCTGTGTATGTACGCCTATTCCACAATGCGTGGATGTGGTTAGTGCTGAAACGGATGACCCTACGATTTCTGCGGGGGTACTTACTGTACCCTCTGTTGGAGAAACCCGCACTATCAATTACTTTGATATTGTGGACATTGACTTAACTTGTGCTGCTACTGCTGTTGCACAGGTGAACACTATTGCGCCTTCAAGTTTTTCTGTTGGCACTTGCTGTGGCTCATCTGCTGTATATGAAATTCAGTTGTCGCAGGTACAGTGTGAGGATGTAGTAACCCTCACCTACAATGTAGACGTTAATGCAGACACTACTGCTGCTGAAATTGTCGATAGCTTTGTAGCACAGATTAATGCTGACCCGTTAGCGTTTGTAACGGCTGCTGACACAGGTTCTACTTTTACGCTTACTGCTGACACAGCGGGTTGTGCGTTTAATGTAGATTACATCACTGACAACTTAGTAAATGTTGCTACTACTGCCAACGTAGTTGGTGCGGGGCAAGCTGCTAACTTGACTTACAATGGTGTTCCTGCTGCTAATTTCAGTGCTTCTGCTACCTATCACACTTTGGACATCACTTACCGTAGCTTTGTTGTAAACCCTGTTAAGGGTTGTGAGGATTGCTACAAGGCTTGCGAAGAGTTTTGCAGGTTGTTTGTGGTGAACGATGGTGATGGAGATGCTTGGCTGACAGCGTTCTACGACATCACCGATGGTACTGCAACTGCTTCTGGCTATTTGGCTAAGAGCGGTGCAAATCCATCGTGCTAAGAGCCTAATGCCTTAGGACTATAAAGGGGCGGTGAGTAAAGTCACTGCCCTTTTTTTGTTTCACTAAAAAGTGTTTATTATCTTTATGGCAAACAAAGGTAGATGAAAAAAGAAGAACAGATACGTTTAGAGATACAGCGTTGTGAGGCTCAAATGGATGGTCTTTCCAATGTAGTATCTTCGGGCTTTGGTAAAGCATTAACACAGCGTTCTAACAAAAGTATACTATCCTTGCGTGAACAGCTATTTGAAAGAACCTTAGCTTTACGTTGGGTATTGGGTGAGTATGAGAGAAAGCCAAAGAGGAACAAGGTTGGGTGAATACAGATACATAAAGAGCAATACCTTACCCACCCTATGGGATAAGTATAGTAGGTCTTATATGCAAGACTACATAGAAACGCATGGGATAAGGAGAAAGGCAGCGGAATATCTGTATAAGCGGATAGCAAGGCGTTACTTGGAGATTGTATTTGACGCTTTGATAGAGGACGGAGAGGATGTAAGAACACCGATAGGCACTTTTGTGGTTCGGCAGATGAAGGCAGACAGGTGGAAAAGCACAGGCTATGCAAGGGATTTTACGATAGGTGGTGGTAAGAAGTACGGCATAAATGATTTTATGCGCAAGGGCAACAGCTACCCGACTATATTTTTTAATAGCGATGGTCAGGTGATATACAGAACGGTGATGTGGCGTATGTATCTAAAGGTACAGTATCGTTTACGCAGGAGGCTGTATGAGGCTTTCTACGACCATGATTACGAGTATAAGCGTATGCAATGGACACCTAAGAAAAAGAAGAGTACAAAGGCTGTATGGAGGCATAATCAGTTGATAAGGGTAAAATAGTACTCATGATTTCACGACACAAAAAGATACTAAGCGTTATCAAAAGAATAAGGGATAGCTTTATGGGAAGTGAGTACATCTACACCAACGGAAGCTGTGTGAAGTTTGCTATGATACTTAGGGAGATATTCCCCGAAGGGAAGGTGCTTTACAATGCCGACCACGCTGTTTTTGAGTACGATGGCGTATGCTATGACATAAGGGGTGTTGCTTACGATGACAGGTATTTGCCTTTGGAAGAATATGGTTTTGGTCAGATAAAAGATATTCTCTCACAAAAAGCATCTATTGTTGTGAAGTATTAGTAATTCAAACACTATAAAAAGGGTGTCAGCTAAAGAAATTGTACTTTTGTCGCATGGGTAATTGTGCCGACTGCGGAGCATCATTTTCTGAAATAAAAAACAGGCTACTCCTTACAAGCAATAGGTCTGATATAAGCAAATGGGATGAGCATTTGTACTATTGGATTATTGAAGCGGAAAGGGCAATAGGAACATTTGACGGCTTGCACATAGTCAATAACTACACAATAAAGCCTAATGCCCCTACAACTAAGATAGAGTTACCCGATGATGTGTATATGCTCACAGACGTATGTTTTGGCTCAAACCCAAGTATGTACACAGGCGTTGGTTCTTACTTCAATAAGAACTGCGCTTGCGGTGGGAGCAACGGTTCGTGCGGTTGCATACGTTGGTACACCAATGGGTGCTACATCTATACATCAAGAAATGTAAGCGAGGTAACAATATCCTACAACGCCATACCTTTAGATGAAGAGGGTTTTCCTTATGTAAAGCAAGACCACGTTCCTGCAATCCTTGCATTTATACGTTTACAGATGCTACAAGCAAACTTTGACGAAAAGGTGAATGGTGGCGTGTACCAAACAAGACAAAGGGAGTGGGCTAATCAGTTGAGGGTAGCACGTTCTCGTGACAATACCCCCAAGACTGATGCTGAAATAGATAGACTATCAAATATATGGAACTCCAAGTTGCCTGTTAGTTACAGGTCAAACAGGGGTAGAGATAGGAGTTATATCTTAGTGCCGTTATAATGCAGAAATCAAGACCTAAAATAAATAACTACTTCTTAGGTGGTTTGCACTCCGACAACGATGTACAGTTGCAACCGCCCAATACATACCGTAGGAGTATGAATGGTAGGATACTGTTCAATAGTG